GTCACTTGACCACCCAGATAGATGCGAGCCCTCTCTCACAAGGAGAAAGGCCCGCCCCATCGAAAGACCTCGATTAAATCCAAGGTCCGAGATTGTACCACTGTGATACTAGTGTTCTAATAAGTTGAACACGTGTTCGGCCTCTTAGAGTATAGTTATTACCATACTCTTGGATTGAGTTGTTTCGAAGACGGTTTAGCAATAAACCGACTTTCTCCGAATGTCGAGTAATCCCGACATGCCCGAACTGCCATACATAATATCCTTCGATACCATGTTTGGCTCTCACAGGGACGGCTTCATCAAAGTTTCCAATGATAAAGCCATCCCCCTTCCCAAAGCACCCAAAGATGCGTAACTTCTTTGGTACAGCTTTGAAAAGGATAAGCCAGCTCGATTTCAATGTTGAGTCGCAGGAGGTCTGTGAGTTCCTCCTGTGAGCCCAATATCTAATCAAGTTAGCATATCGGAAGAGTTCAGGCAACGTAAGAGCTATATTCTTAACGAATATAGGTTTAACATCAATCCCATCATAATAGTGAGAACCACAGCTCTCTCGAAAGCAAACTGAAGAAGAAAAACTCTTCTTTTTGTTTACAGAGAAGCCAAGGAACGAGCTAAAAGATGAAAAGAGATCGAAGGCAGAAGATGGCAAAATAACGTCATCTCCGAAGACACTAATCTGGCTCGTATCTAATTTCAGATATGAGCATACTGCAAAAGCAGCAGCGTAAAAGATTAGGCTTTCAAGTTCAAAAGTGAAGCCGTTCCCCATACTGGAGAACTTCTCCCACTTAATGAGCTTTCCTTCGAGTTTACCGAAATGTGACCGACAAGCGTCCATTATCTGAAACCAATGAGGAGGAAGACATCCCTCCACAAGGCGAAAGGCAATGGTATCGCTAGCAGAAGAAAAGTCAACAGTTGCAAGCTTGGAGTCATAACTTCCAAGCCTTGCAAGTTGCTGATTTCTTTCCTGCGAATTCAAGTCGATCCCATGTACGAAGAGGCGCTCACGGATCATAAGGCCAATAGCTTTTTGAAACCAGAGATTAATCCCTGGCTCAATAGCTATGACACGGTCCGTAAACGCATCCTTCGGCACAGTGACAACATAATTCCCAGTCTCAAATGAAGGGAAACCTGATTGATTCAGGTGCTCCCCCCAAATGGGATAAGCCTCTGCGAAGAGGTCGGAGATTATGTAGTACAAATCACGCGTTATTCCAGTTTCACACTGGAACTTATTGGT